AATAGATTACAAAATACTTTTACTAAAGCATTAACTGATGGTGCTATTGGAGATTTCTTTAAAGGAATTGTTGATGGTGCAACTTGGGCTTTAACAAATATTGAAAAACTAAAAAAAGGAATTGATAAAACATTTGACCCACAAAAAAGTAAGGATAAAGAATTTTTCGATAGTGAGCAAGATTTTCTTACAAAGTTGTTCGAGAAAAAAGACACAAAAGGGTTAAATAAATATATTAAAGATGTTGGTGCGCAGTTAAATGTTAAAACTTTAACAATGTACAATGAAAAATGGTATCAACTGTTGGATTTAATGAAATTAGCCGATACCTATAAAAACGATTTATTAGCACCTCCTGCAGGCGGTGGAAATAAAGAAATTATTCCTATTGGTTCAATGACTGCGTTAAAAGACAAGTTAAAAGAATTAAATAAGGAATTGTCTTTAACTACTAATACCAAAAAACAAATAACAATAACAGCAAATATTATTGATGTAGAGAAAAAGATTGAAACTTTACAAAACAAACTTGATGTAGAAAAATTCAGACAGACATATAAGAATCCATTTGATATAAAAACTATATCACCTGATGTTTTAATTAATGATCCTTATACAATGGCTGACCCAACAGAATTGTATCCTGTACAAGCTATAAACGCATATACAAGTGAAATGAATATGTTGACTGCTGCAAGTGATAATTTATTTAAAATAACTGATGAACATTATGGTAAGGTATCAAGTTTCCATATACCAACAGAAGAAGAGAAAGCAGCAGCTTTGCAGCGTACAAATGAAGTTTTAGCTGCACAAACTATGTTAGTTGGAACTTTAGCCAGTGGATTCGAACAAATGTTTACCACAATCTTAGAAGGTGGTCAAAATGCCTTTCAAGGTATTCTTAATGCTTTAAAACAATTAATGATTAAATTAGCAGCAGCTATTGTAGCAGCAGCTATATTATTCGTTCTATCTGGCGGATTAAGTTCAGGCGGTAATGCTTTAGAAAAAATTGGTGAGATAGCTAGAACAGCAGGTGGATTAGGTTTTAATCCATATACTTTATTTAGTGGTGGTGGCGATGTAAAAAGTATTGCAATGCCTTCAAACGCAACAGGTCAAGGTGGTTACCAAGTAGATATAATGGGAGATAAAATGAGAATGCTTTTAGATAACCAAGCAATAAAAAATTCGAGGGTGGTATAATGTTTTACAATCATATTTATAACTTAAGATTCAAAGGTTTAGATCAAGTCGGTACTGATTTGTTTTATCAAGTAAAGTTTGAGAAACAGGAAGCTACTTTGATACCTTATGATATTACCGAGTTAATCCCAGCTCAAGATTCTCCTTTTGTATTAAATTATAAAGCAAGTAAAGACAACATCTTTGCTCCTATTCGGGCTTCTTATGCGGATATTAAATGTTTTATTCCTTACAATTCTACCGTTCAACCTTCTGATTTCTTTTTTGATAGTGATGAATATACTTGGAGAATAAGCCTTTATGAAACAAATGGTGTAACTGAAGATTTAAAGTGGGTTGGTTTTCTTTTGCCTGATGTTATCCAATACGAATGGCAGGAACAATATTATCTTCAATTAACGGCTACGGATAACCTTGCAATCTTAAAGGATGTTAAATATACAAGAGAAGATTATTACGCTTTATATAATGACACAAATGTAGATGCTGGTATAAGCATTAGTGATTTTGTTTGTAGGTTATTAAAAAAGACTGGTAGTGAATTAAATGTCGCTTTTTATACTCAATTTAATTTAGATGGTACTCTTATCAATTCTACTAATCTAATATTATCGGAATATTCTTCAGTAGATTGGTCTACATTTGAGCCAAAAAATTGTTATTTTCTTTTAACTTCATTAATGGAATCTTTAGGTTGTATGTTATATCAATCTAATAAAGATGCTACTTGGTATGTTGTTAGTATTAATGATGTAGCAGTAAACGATTTAGTTATTAATGGAGATTTTGAAATTGATGGTACTTTACCGCAACTTTACGAATATTGGTTTATTGATGGGAATGTATTTAATAGTCCAACAGGAGGCTTAAATGGTAGCCAGTGCCCTAAAATATTTGGGGATAATTATGGTTCTTATGTTTATCAACAATTAAGTTTTGCTATTGGTGATTATATTGTAGGATTTTGGGCAAAGAATTTTGATGCAGGAAGTTCTCCTAAAGCAGTTACAAGAATTGAAATAAATGGTGTTGAAGTTTTTAGTCAAGGTACTACTGATGATTGGGTTTATTATGAATTTATTTATACTTCAGCAAGTGTAGGTACATTTGATTTTAACTTTTATAATAATAACGATGATTCAATAGGCTATCTTTTAATTGATAATGTATCAGTTAATAAAAAATTACAAAATGGTTTAAAATATAATATTGATGGTACTTATTTAACTGGTTATACTTTTGACTTTTATTCATCTATTGGAAATGAAGGAGTAGTTATTTGGTCTGATGCTAATCAATTAGTTTCTTTAAATAAGCGGTTAACAAGCGTTAAATATAAATACCCATACTACGAAAGAAATTTACTTAATAATTACGGATTCTTTAAAGATTACGCAAATACTACGGTAGATCCTACAAATTGGGATTCTTTTGGTGGTTATAATTTCTTTAATGCAACAGGAGGAAATAGACCTTTTGATAATAGGATTTTAGCAGTTACATCTAATGAAATGATAAATATACCTAATCCTCCATACTCTGGTTATGGTTTATATAATGTATTTAGAATTTCAAATGCCAGTACTTTTATTAATTATTTTGCTGTTAAAATAGAATGTTCAGTATTTTTTGATGGTTCACACAATCCTACTGATTCGTCTATAATTGCTTTTGCTAAATCACTTAACGGAACACCTAATCCTGGCGGAACATCTTTTATTAGATACTTGGAAAGTAATGGAAATTTTACTCAAGACCTACAAAGTCCTGATTGGGATGGAGAGAAATTTGTTCAAATAAAAATGACTGATGAAGATATTTGGGCAAAATTTAAAGTATTATCTACATTTGATAGAAACTCTTTAGATACTGGTTATGTAATGAATAATTACGGAACTTTTATTTTAAGAGGACAATTAAGCACTAATACTGATGTAGTACATACTGTTTATTATGATGATATTAAGGTAAGCATAATTCCACAAAACTATCAAAATACAAAAGGTTTTATTTATAATGCTACAAATATTCCAAACGATGCTACATTGGTAAAACCATTTTCAAATACATATCAAATAAGTGGGCAGTATCACGGTGGTATTAGAGATATTTACGAATCTCAAGTAATTGAAGATTTTATAGGTTATACAGAGCCTGAATTTAACCTTATTCAAAACTCTACTAAATGGTTTAGAAATTGGGAAGTTTTAACAGAATCTAATACACCAAGACCATTACAGGAATGTATTACAAGGTCAGTTTTATCTTTTTATCAAGCTACTTGGCAGAAATTTACAGGTAATGTATACGGTAAGGATATAAACTTTGGAGAAGTATTTAATATTGCTTTAGCACAAGGTCAACACTTTATGCACGAGGCTACATTTGACTATGTTAATAACAAAACAAACATAACTACACATCAAAGCCAAACTAATAAAATAGAAACAGGATTTAGAACTTGGTCAACAACTGATGATGATATGAATGCAGGTCAAGGAACACCAGGAAGCACAACAAGTAATTCACAAGAAGGGGATAATGAATAATGAACGAACTTAAAGAAATAAATGACCAGCTTAAAGCATTGTCAATAAGTGTGGAAATGATTAGCCAAGCTATTACAGGCTCAAAGCTAAATAGAAACGGAATCCTTCAGAGATTAGAAACAATAGAAGGTGCTTTAGAAGAAACGGAAGTTAAAGTTCAAGAGGTTCGAGATTATAACACTGGAATTAATTGGGCAATAAGAATTGGTGCTTTTATATTAACAATAACAGGTATAACTTTTATTAAGGATTACTTATGGCACAAATAGAAGAAGGCGAAAATATGCAAACAACTTTTTTAAGCAAGTTAAAGGAGCAGTCCTTTACAATTATTTTAATGATAGCTGGGTTATATTATCAAAATATGATATTTAACGAGCAATTAGAACGGTATACAACTTTGGTAAACCAAAAACAACTGTATATTGATAAAATAGTAGAAGATGAAAGAACAAGATTTATTGCAAGGGAGCAGTATTTAATGCAACAAAGAGATTCATTTATAGAAATGTTAAAGGAAAAAAGAGATGCAAATCAGTAACGAAGGTTTAAAATTATTAGCACAATTAGAAGGTGTTAAATTAGATGCTTACCAGTGCAGTGCTTTAGTATGGACTATTGGTATAGGTTCGACTAAATACGCTAACGGACAACCTGTAAAAAAAGGCGATAAATTAGCAAGTAAAGATGAAGCGTTTAAATTGTTTGTAGACACTTCTGCGCAGTACGCTAATTGCGTTTCTAAATATGTATTAAGACCATTAAAACAAAATGAGTTTGATGCTTTATTTTGTCTTTGTTATAATATAGGTTGTGGAGCGTTTGCAAAGTCTTCTTTGGTTAAGTTTATCAACGGTGGGCAAACTATTGAAAAAATTAAAGTTGGTTTCTTGATGTGGACTAAAGCAGGAGGTGTAGTAAACAAAGG